TAAGCAAGTACCGCTGTAGTCGAGCCGTCATAAACTGCCGCTTTTCCCTGTGCCGCTGATTCTATTTCAGTATTTGCAGAGGCTGTAAGTGCTACGGTTGAATGAGGCACTATGTTTTCTTCAGTACCGTTGTTAAGGTCAAACGCTGTTGCATTAGCCGCAGCCGCTGTTCCTACACCTATTTCAAAATCTGCTGTGGATGTAAGTCCTGAACCTGCTGAGCTTGCTACAAGTCCGCCAACTGGGAACACCTGATGTCCGCCAAGTATCTGTATATGTCCTACAGGAAAGGTATAAAGCAACATTTTGCCCCAAGCTCCGTCCGTTGCAGGAGTCGAGCCGTCAACTACTGGCATAGCAACATCATCAAGTGTAATGATGGTCTTATGCACTGCACCGTCACCAAGTTCGGTAACTGTTGCGCCTACTGCAAGTGGATTTACTACACCAACACTATGTATGGCTACTGCTGTCGCTGTCTGACCTGTTGCAAGTTCGCCTACTTCTGTGTTAATGTCGTTAATCTGTTTTTGCAGAGATATTGTTTTCTTATTCAATAATCCTGACATCTATTTTATCTCCTTTTTAATGTGTTCGATAATTGATTCCGTTTTACCATTCAACTCGATCTTAGATATTTTGCCCTCTTCGATGAGTTTCTTTGCAAAAGCGATAAGCTCACGCCTGTTAGATGGTATTACCAATTTTACGGGCTCTGGCTTAACATCTTCTTTTATTTCCTCTTTTACGGGTTCTTCTTTGATCTCTTCTTTAACTTCTTTGATTATTTCAACGGGTTTAACCTCTTCAAATCTGGTTTCAGACACTTTATAACGGACTGACAGATTAGCTCTCTCTTCGCTTGAAAGCATCCATTTATCTATTACTGCCTGACCGTTATTGTCAAATCTGAATAGTCTGCGTGTTCTTGTTTTAACAAGTTCGTTAGGTTTTCCACCGCTTATATATAACCTATCCATAATACCTCCTGAGAAAATGAGGGGGCTTTTAACCCCCTCTACTATGACCTGTTAAACAGGCACTATAATCGTTTCAAGTTTGCAGTTTTCAAGTGTTCCGCTTGACAAAGCACAGGTGACATTGATGTCGCCAGTCGCCTTAGCCACTCTTGCGGTTTCAAGTATGATATACTCTACTGTGCCAGTTGCTACGGATGCTACGACTGTTCCCTGACTTGCAAGCAGTCCAGTCGCTCCCGTTCCGAAAGTACAGGTAAGTGTGCCTGCTTCGGGGTTATACATTCTAACTACAAGTTTGTCACCAAGTGATGCAGGGGCAAGGTCAGCATCTGCCTGACACGCCTGTCCAGTAACCGCTGCGCTTGATACATTTCTTACAAGTGTCGTATTTGTGTAATCAGCCATTTTAATCTCCTATTATATTGAGGTTTCTACATTAACTTTAACCTTGAAATGAGCAACTTCATCAGCTCTAACTACTTTCCAACCGTAAATCTGATGGGCTCTCATAAGATCGCTGACAGTTGCGGTATCTCTAAGCATTTCAACGCTGAATCCTTTCTGCTCTACCCACGCTACTGAACGGTTTGGAGTAAATGCGCAGGCATTAACTACAAGGTCGCCACCTGCATAAGTTCCAGTTGTGGTAAGGTTATTGGTTTCGATAATGATGAAGCCTGCCATTCTACCGACCTGACCGCTTGCTATTATCTCATCATTGTTTGTCTTGATAAATCCTGCTGAACTTGCAATTGCCTTTGAAAGGTAAGGGTCTACAAACAAAGGAATGTCCTCGTTTACATTCTTTACCTTCATATCTGCCTTAAGTGTCATAAGGGCATCAAATACATTTCCTGAATCTACGCCAGTTGAGCTAAGATCGGTTGTAACGCCTGCACCTGCATAAATGCCAGTTGCAAGGTCAGAATCCTGATAATTAGCCATTGAGTACCCCATCTCCTGAGCTATTGCAGGATAAAGTCCTTTTACACTCTGGATGCGGTTAATGTCAGTAACTTTAATAGGGCAGAGTACCTGTTTATTAATAAGCAGGGTCTGTGACTGGTCGTCTACTGTTGCATAAGTGATCGAGCCGTCAGAATAAGAACTTGATGCAATCGCACCAATGGACGGAAGAGTTACGCTCTGTCCGATAGTTCTGGGGTCTTCAACATTGTCGGGAATCCACAGGAAATTTTTAAAAACCATTCTTTTCTCTCTGGCTCTCATTATCTCCCTTCTCATAAGCATCGGGCTAAACTGTTCTAATGTCATTTTGTTTCTCCTTTAATCTTTTAATCCTAATACATCTTTACGATATTTGTCATACTCGGCATCCGGCAGTTTGGCTACCTCTTCTTCGGTAAGCTCTTTACCACCGCCACCGATACCCTTATCAGGGTTCCTTTTACCTGTTTTAAGGATTTCACTCACTTTATTGTTAACGAGTTCGTCAAGCTTATCAGCAAACGCCTGAGCCTTAGCAACTGACTTGTCAACATCCTCATCAAGAAACAGATCGGAAAAATCCTCGATACCCCTTTTTGCCGTAACGCCACGAACAGCATTAAGTTTCTCGAGTTTTACTTTCTCTGCTCTTTCCTGATTCCGTTCCTTTTCAATCGCTTCAAGCTTTTTTGCCATATCAAGGTATTTCGGGTCTTCGGGGTCTTTGACTCCATACTTAGTTTTAAACTCCTTTTCATATTCGGGCAGTTTAGCATCAAGTTGGTCTTGTAACTTTTTAGGCAGGGTTTCTTTTTCAAAAGTGCCGATTGCCTGAGTAATCTTGGAATCTACGAAAGGTTTTATCATCTTAAACCCTTCATCACTTTTTACAAAATCCACCAACCCGTCCTTTTTTAGTTCTTTAAGATAGCCCTGTACATCCTCATTGTCCTTGTTGTCTGCAATAAACTTTTTGATCTCTTCTAACTTCATCTTAAACTCCATTTAACTTAATCTCCTTGCTAGAACATCTGGCAAGTTAGTTAGATATTAGCAACTTAGTTTCATTTTGTCAAGAGTAAGTTAATAGAGTTAGCTTTTTTGTGTTTTGGCTAACTCGGTTAGATTGTGTTAACTTTATTAGAAAACTGGTATGGTAGTGCTTCTACAATTAGGGTGCATAGGTGGATAATTGACACCTTCCTGTGCTTCGCTTAATAGAAATATTTTCCCGTCAAGCCCTGAGCATATATCACTTGTCCGCTCATCTTCTACTGCTACATACTGATATTTTTCTATACCTGCATCTGTATATGCTTCGGCTGTTGCCTGTTCTACTACATAAGCTGATTCTGTCCTTATTAACCTTTCGGCATTACTGAAACTTGTTCCTGTTGCATTACGGATATTCTTAACGGCATCTTTTAAAGGTGCGTTCCTTAAAAACTGATCGGCTAATGTCCTGTCAAGCGATGATATAAGTTTTTCTTTATTCTGCCAGATCGTATCGCTGAACTTTATGCCTACCCAATTTGTTGATAGTATCTGCTGTACTCTTTTTCTATTTAGCACGCCTATATCTGCAACATCTAACTCTTTAAGAGTAAGGGAATAAGCTTTCATTAACGATTTTTCGATATGGTCTGGAAACTCGGCGTTTTGCCAAAGACTTAATTGAGTTGCTGTTACTCTATGCTCAAGCTTCATCTGTTGAAAACGGCTTATTTTCTCCTGTGTCCGCAGGTTCTTGAGATAGAGTCTGAAATCACTATCATAATTTGGTAGTGTATCAATATACTTTATAAACTCTATCTGTTCTTTGGCTGTCAACCGTTTGATGGCTTCTGAATAGGTCATTATGCCTGACTGTGAATATTTACCATAGAAATTGCCTAACCGTGTTGAGTAGTCACGCATCAGGGAATCATACTTTTTAGCAACTTCTCCCATAAACTGAATATCTGACTTGAGCAGTCTTTCCTTTTTTAAGATTGACCGCTCTGTCCAGTATTCCTTACTCTTGTTCCTCGTTTCCTTCGGTATCGTCACCATTTGGGTTGTCCCTCAAATATTCATCAATTTTTGCCTGTCTATTCTCTTCTGCCCTGTCTGCCCATTCCTGAGGATTTTCACAGAAACTGCCTACTCTCAAGGCATCCTGTAACATTACACCCGCATTTACAAGTGTCTGTACCGCTAATGCCTCTTCTGGAAGGTTGGCAGGTTTATCATAACTGAATACAACATTTACAGTATAAGGGTCTATGTTCTTGCCTACTGTTTCCCATAACTGGTTGCAAATCTTTATAAGGTCAATTATCTGTATTTCGATAATATCGGCAAAATCGTTACTTGCGTTGTCGATGGGCTTGGTGCGTGTGTTTATTGTAAGGTTAGTTGCCTTGCCTAATACTTCTGGGTCTGCATAATTTATATTACGCCCGAATCTGTCTATGTTCTTTTCAAGTAACATTCTAAGTGAGTCAAAAGCTTCAACCTGAACCTCACGCTTGAGAAATTCGGCTTTGCCTGCATCATCCATCAGGAGAACACGCAACTTTTTAAGCTTTTCAAGTGCTTCAAGTCTACCTTGTTCTGTGTCAACCTTGCCTAAATCATCATTGGTCAACATATAGTTTGTAAGCACTAAATAAGACTGTGCAAAGGTGTTAAACTGATCGGTTGCACTTGAGCAGAGGTTATTGTAAGAATCAATTAAGCTCAATACAGGATAAAAACAGGGTCTTGCACATTCATCTAATTCGGTCATTACCACAGGCACGATACCGAACATATTCGGTGCGGTGCTTATTTCCTCTGGAAAGGTATCTGCAAGCATAGCATTATTACAATCTGAATAAGGTGCAGACTTAAATGTCTTTATCTCTTCAGGTGTGTAGTAATCACAGTATGCATAATAAACTGATTCATCCTCCTGCTTAACATACCGCCTTGCAAACTCGGTCAAGACACCGTTCTGATAATCCCAAGCACAATCGTATATTTCAGGCACAAATACATCAACATCATCTGCAACCTCAGTGGTGGGCTGATAACATATCATTGCGCTGCGACCTGTTGCAAGTAACCAACGCCCGAAATCCTTAACTTTTACATTTAAGCGTGATACACGATAGAATCTTTTGATTATTTCGTTCTGGCGGTCGATCTCTTCTTGCGGTGTATCTTCGTAAAAGTCTATATCTATTGCCTTACCCATACACCAGTTGAGTCTATTATCAACTATTTCCGCCTCAAAGTTGTGTATCTGTGGGTTGTTTACATTCCTTTCGTAAAGTGTTCCGATGTCAATTTTCTGAGTAGTTTCGGGCTCATAGTCAGCTTTGTATCTCTGCCAGTATTCACGCTCCTGATCTGCGTATGTTTTGCGTATTTTGAAAAGTCTTGTTAAGTCCATTTTATACCTCTTTGTTTACTTTTGTTGTATATGTTATCCTCAAAACCCCGTGTTTCGAGTGTAATATATGGCGTTTTTGTATCACTTTTTAAATCTGCTTCATTGTTTTCATCTTCATCAACTGATATGCCCTGCAAAATGGACTGGAATAGCTTACAATGCAGTTATTTACCTTTGCACAAGTATCACAAATCATTTAATACTCCAACTCAAAAACCATTCGCATTATCATCATATCGAGGAAATCAGGGGAATGTGCCAGATTTTCCTTCATTTTCTCCTTGCTTATTATATAAAGCTTATTATCGTTGTCAACCTTGTCCCTTTTTAGCTGTTGTAATTCACTCTGTATGCGGTCTTGATACTTTCTAATGGTGTTAGTAAGGGTGATGCCTATTTCACCGTTAGACGCTAAATCTGCCAGTTTATATGCACACTGGGTTTTAAGGTTGGCGTGATCAGGTGCTACAAAGGACTTTTTCATTAAATAACCGGTTGACTGTTTCTTCTTAGCTATTATAGGAGATGAACCGTTATTGAATTTATACGATCTTCTTAAAAAGCCCCGTAAATATCCGCCCACACCGTCACCGTCAAATACTATGTTACGATACGGCACTTCATATTTATCGGCTAAATCTTTAATAATGTTAAGTATCTCGTCTGCCTCACATTTGGGTCTGACTGTCACATCAAGGAGTTGTAACCCATCCCAAACGCCCACCACAAATAAGTCCGCACCGCTTGTTGCAATATCTGCGGAGATATATTTCTGTCCTCTTTCAGCATATTCAAAGCCAAACATACCTAATATAGCATCATAAGGTATCATTACCGTGTTGTCATCTTCGTAATCAAAATTTCCTTTTACAAGTCGCTCTATCTGTATCTTGTCACCTGTTTTTATTACTGATTTTATCCAGTCATCAATAGCAGGGTCTGGATTATCGCTTGGCAAAGCAGGGACAAATTTTTTATCCGTTGATTCTACTCCGTCTTTATAGGGTTTCCAGTATCTGCGGTTTATGTGTCCCTTGTCAGGGTTGAAGGTTTCAATAACACAGGCGTTTATGCCGTAATGCGTGTTTTTAGCCCACCCTGTTCTACTTTTAAGTGTTATTATTGCAAGCTCTTCTGATTCATTGCTTTCGTCTATTCCGCCCCGTGTGTATTCGTGACCGCCATATCTTGTATACAAAGGGTCAGTCGGTAAATATCTGCTGTCAATGAACTTTATACTTGAACCGTTTTTAAACTTGATCTTGTTTTCCTGACCATCAAATTTAAAGTCTTTATCATATTCAACACCGTAATATTCTAACAGCTTAAACATTGTAATCATTACACTTGCTTTTAATCTGGTAAGCTCTTTTCTTGCCAGAAACCAAGCTACACCGTCATAAGATAGACAGTCGAATATAGCCACAAAACATTCAAGCAAAGTTTTGCCCGATCTTGCCGAACCGCCATAACCGACAAAGTCAACCTCTGGATTATCCATATATCTAATTGCCTGTAATTGTTTAGGTGATAGATAAAATAAAGCTCC